ATTGTGTAAATACAAACATGCTTTGGGTGTACCAGGAAAAGGTTTACACTCGCGGAGGTTTCTGAATGCGGCGCTGTTCGATTATCTAGGAACGATCCTATTGGCTGTTATAACAACAAAGCTAACAGGAATTCCTTTGGTGCTCACGACCATTGGGTGGTTCGTGTTGGGAATCATATTACATGTGATTTTTTGTGTGCCAACACAGACAACTATATTTCTTGGGTTAAATTAAGATGTGGCCCTTGGTAGTCACCAGTGCTTTGTTCATGATACCAGCCTTTAAAAAGCGAAAGAAAAACAAACTCTTGGCGGTGGCCGATCTCACAACCTCTTTGGTAAGTATGAACTATTGGAGAAATCCAGTCGCTGGATTCAGAAGGACATTGGACTTTGCTGTGGCCAAAACCAATTTTGTCGTACACCACTTGGTCGCCAAACCCAAAAACATACCGTTGGATCTCATGATTGTGCCGTGTTGGTGGATGTCCCAAAAACAGGACAAAAATTGGGTCACGTGGCACATTCTATTCCATCTGGGTGTGACTGCTGGGATGCTTTCTGTTGAATAATTTTTAAAAAACATCTGGTACACGTGTTGAAGGTTATGAAATCTTTTCCTCTGTCTATTTTTCCAGAACAAAGTCCAAACACGTGAACATCATTTCTTGGATCCAACTTACTCGTTTACTTAATAACTAAACACTTGTTAGATCTTTGTGATAGATCAATTTCAGAAGTGTAAAGAATGTGTTCAGCTGGTACCATAAACATGTCTTATAATTAGTTTTCTTTTTTCAAAGTCATAATCAGTGTGCGCAGGTTAACATTCTCAGTCCTTACTCTTTTGTTAGTAGTCTGTAAATTCTGAAGTTTAGTGATAAGATCTTCAACGTTTTTTTCATATTCTGGAATAACTTTTAATTTTTCTTCCAATTTATTTTTTTCCAAAATAAGTTTTTCAATTTGTTGATCACGATCTTCAATTTTGAGTTTCAAAGAAAAGATTTCATTATCTTGTTTATTTTCCCTAATCTTTTGTTCCTTTGATTTATCAACGTAGGCCAGATGCTTCTTAGTTTTTCTGTGCTGCGAAAGAGACGCAGAAGAACTAAAAACCTTTCCAGGTGAGCACGGACACGTGTGTGTTTTCACTATTTCCATTATTGATATATATCGATAGTCCCCTCTAAATGGGTTCCGCTAATTGAATCCACCGATCCATGGTCATCATTATACACAGTGTGGCACCGTCGGCCAAAAAGTTTTCAAAAATCAACGGAGGAGGGTCGTCCGGATCCATCTCTTCCAGGAGGTCTCTCGGAGCACCCGGTCCCTGAAGCATGGTGTCCCATATCCACTGAGGGGGTTCTTCCAAATAGAAAAACTTTGGCAAAACTGGTTCCACTGGTGCTCTCCATGGTGTTCGACACGTGGCACAACAGTGCGCGTTTTCGTTACCGGAATTCAACCATCTCGCCACACAGGTACTGTGGAAAAGATGACCACATTTTAGTTTTTTAGATGAACTCTTAGAAGTTACATCATCCAAACATATAGAACACGTAGTTGGACTAAGAGGTTCGTGTATACCACAATAATTGGATTTGCCTTTGGCGCGATACTCACATCTACATCCCTTACTTTTGTTCCATCCTTGACAAATTTGTTCCATTGTTTTTTAAGCTTCGACACTCCTTAATTATGTCGTTGATTTTAAAGCAGGAGAATCCCCTCCAGGATCCAAAATCGTTCCGATTATCTGGAACCACTTTGGTGACCACCTCGTTGTAGTCCTCACCCAACCTTTCAATTATAGCCTTACGGGCGTCCTCGGCACTGGGTCCAATACACTCGTACCAAGGTCTGTCCATATATGGATAGTTTGACTTGACAAACAATTAAACAATTTTTTGGTACGGTCGGATTTTTAAAAATCTAAAACATCACGAATGTCATGTAGGCCACAAAGCCCACAGCAACTGACGCGTAGATCATATTGTTGCTATGTGGTTCCACTATGTCACAGTTGGTCTGGATCCCTATGTCGACCTTCTTCTTCTCGATGTTAAGATAGGGTATCACCAAAACTGCCAGTAACATCAACTCCATAAGCCATGAGAAGGTCAGGTGCTTATGGAGCTGGAGTGTGACAAAGCCAGCGGCGGGAACGACGATGGTGCGAAGGGTCGGTGCCATCTTTACCATAAGGGTCACCCCAACTTAATACATTTTTGTACAAATTTTTCAAATAAAAAAATAAGACGTCACTAAAATAACATGCCTTACGTACCTCCCAAGATGCGCGAGAAAGGGATCGTCCCCAAAAAACTGGCCACACCAAAATTTGTGGAAGAAAGAAAGGCGATGACCAAACAGGAACTCTTCGAGTCAATCCGCCTCAAAGAGTATGGAAAGGCAGATGGGGCCTGGTTTGGAGATGGTGGGCCCTAACTCATCCATGATCCAGTTGGCAACCTTGATGTCACTGTCCAGAACCCTTCTGTCCGCGTCACAATATATATGAATGATATCATTCTCATCCAAAAACTTTTTTGTGATACCGTGAACCAAAACTTTATAAACCTCGAGTCTATTCTTAGATTTATAAAGTCTGTCAATGTATCGAGATCTATTGTACAATGTTCCTAAATGTGGAAGTTCTTTAACCAGAGTATGATTCATTTTTTCAAACTAGAATCTATATTCTTTATGTGTTCCTCGATAGTACACACCCTGCCGTGTATGTCCAATATCACATCTCTGGTTTCAGCTGATTCCTTCGCAGACGCGTGAACCTTTGTGAACAACTCGTCGATCCTGTTCACCTGATAACCCGCTAAAAATATCGCACTAGCTAGTGGGAGGGCCGTAGCTAACTGGGACACATTCATCTTTGATACTATTATTAGAGGATAAAAAAATTGACGTCTTGAGTTCCTTATCAAATGTGAATAACTTGGCTTGACAATTGTGAATCTTTTCGCGCATCTTCACCAACTCCTCCAATTTTTCTTTGTAATTTTTGAATTTCAGAACGGACGTGAGCACCGCTATGGTCGTGCTGACCATCAGGGACACTATGGTGGAGACTGTGTTCTCCTCTGAGAAGCACAGCGTTATGCCCTCCACGAGTGACAACGAGGAAGATAATACAATAATCAATACAGAGACCCAGTCATAAATGTTTTTGTATTTGTTGTAAAAAAATGAAAGTTGTTTGTTGTAGGATCCCAATGTGGACTGAAGATTCTCAACCTTTTTGATGACGTACTTGAAAAAGTCTCCTTGAACATCTATGATTGTATTCTTTTCACATTTTGAAAACTTTTTTCTTTCCTTTTCTATTCTGAAAATCTTTTTTTGGTACTCCAAGACCTCGTCCTCTGGAAAGACCATGGTATTGGTCATGATGACATCATTGTAGTATTTGATGATGTCCAAAAACTTTTCTTGGATCTGACGTTGATCCATGACAGTTTCTTCTGGTGTGAACACCTCGGGTTGGTTGGTTATGTCTGTGTAGAACTCTTCGTCGTAGTTTTTAAAGGCGTGTTCGGGATCCTCTTTGGCTATTGGCCTCGGTGGTATGTCATTACTGGGTCCGAACAAAGTTCTAAAAAAGTTTCTAAATGTGTTCCACATGTGTGTTATAAATTTTGTTAGATATAATTAATGGATGGTTACGTACACCTCGACTCTAACTTTGTGAACCAAAAATACAAACCAATGTACCCCGAAAGAACCCTCGACAGGAAAATAGAAAAACTTTGTAAAAAGGTTGACCAATTGGTGGACCTCAATGCCAGACAAATCGTGGAAAAGGCACTCACTCCAGAACCCACCAAACCCAAGTGGCCGTTTTGGTATCTGGTTGTGGGTATCCTTTTTGTTTTATTTATTTACTTTAAGATAAAATCTCCTAGAAATACATATGGGAGTGTACCTTCTATCCCCCAACCCCCTGTCAGGCATGGGCCAGGTGGTGTCCAAATACGCTAAACTATTGGATGGAGAAATTATTCACTTTGATACAATGGGTAACGTAGACTTTACTGATAAAGAGGTATTTGCTTTCGTCCTCCCTTTGGACAACTGGATCGAGACACTCAAAAAAATAAAAATTGTGGCCAAGAATGTTGTGTGTATGACTGTGTGTGAAACAGAGACGGTTCATCCAGATTACGGAAAACTTTTCAATCTGTTCAAAACGATATTGGTCCCAAGTGATTTTTGTAAAAAGGTTTTTTCGAGACAATTTAGAAACAACAATTTTGTGGTTGTGAGACACTGGGAGCCCCTACCGCCCCCTTGCCCCGATCGAACCAACGCGAAAAAGTACGTGTTTTACCACATAGGGAACATCCTCGATCACAGAAAACAAGTGAACCAGATCATCAGAGCCTTCGAGGAACTCAACCTCCCCGACTCCCAGTTGGTTCTGAAGGCCACGTGTAAGGAACCAGTCAAGGTGAGTGTACCCAACGTGCTGGTCATGAACGGTCTCCTACCGGAGGAACACCTTCACAGGATCCACGACGCGTGCGACTGTTATGTCAGTTTTTCACACTCGGAGGGTGTCGGCATGGGGGCCGTGGAGGCGGCACTGAGGGACAAACCCGTGATCATATCGGAGTACGGTGGAGCCAGAGAATACATAAACACCGAGTACGAGATCAAATGTAAAATGAAAACGGTCGGTGTTGATGACTTCTTTTATTCGGCATACATGTTCTGGGGAGATCCTGACTATGAAAGTTTAAAAATATACATGAAAGATGCCTACGACAAAAAGTTGAGAAATGTAGATCACGAATACACAAGAATTTTGTTGGAGAGTGAAACTATTCGGACTCAATTAACTGAGTGGCTATCAAAACCGATAGACCAACAATCAGAGTTGATGGAACCAGAGTACTTTGTTGAGCGATCAGGAGACTCACCATGTCGTCGATGGGTCCAAGACCAATGGGTCGTTTTATAACTTTAGGCACCACCTGACTCATGACAAGGTACACCAACATAGAAAGGATCACTGGGTTGTTCATATTATATGTTTCTTACAAAATTTTCCACAGGATGACGTGGCCTTGAAGGTACACTTTTTCCCTGTGAGACACAGGGCCTGACACGTAGCATTCTTTTGTACCGAGACCACTGGCCTGTTGGCGCTCAGAGCTGCCACCTTTTCCAAAGGGATGAAACGTATCTGTTTGGACTTTTTGTCCTCTTCGATCTTCTTATAGGATGCGCGCAAAAGTTCGCGTGCCCTTTCGAAATCCATGGTGGCTCTTCTTATCATTAGGGCCTAATCTACTTGAGTGTATCTCGCACTAAAATTTGGCAACATCCTATAGAATCTAATGACGTACCAAGCTATGTAGGTCTGTAACAGTGCCATCAGGGGCAGGGCTACATAGGTTACATTGTCGTACTGCTTGTTAACCACGGCAACCACCAAGATGGCGTACCGCGCACAGGTCAGCAGAACCTGGTAGGACATGTATCCGACCAACCTGGCCCTGTCGTATTTGACGGCGCCCTGGTACCCCAGAATCGAGATGAAGGACAACAGGACTGATGCGAGATACCCAGTGGCGATGAAGTTGAACATGTTCATGAAACAATCAATCATGGTGAACACTCTGACGGTCCGCGCGTGTCTCTCGAGGTCCAGAGCGTCCTGTACGTACCTGTTGGGGATCAGGAAAACGGTTTCCCCGAAGGCCACCTGCTCTTTGTCTTCTCCATCTTCTTCGGAAGGAATTTCTTTGTAGGGATTGTCGGGTGATACGCCCAGAAATATTGGCCCCTCTGGGTTCTGAACAACAACAGCCATTTAAATATTATTGTCGCATAATTTTTAAATGGGTCTTTTGGAACTCATAAAAACCTGTCAAGGGATCGAGTACACACCCGTGTCATCGGACGAGGACAAGACTGATTGGGACTACATACACGAGAGCATATGGATCGCCCTAAAGAATCCAGTTCAAACCAAAACCCTCGTGATACTCGCCAACATGTTCTACCCAATAAAATTAATTTCAAAAATGTTATTACGCTCTTACACTCACAACGCTGCTAGCAACGGATAAATCATATACCGCTTTGTTTTTAGCAGTCGGATTTTTAATGTAGGTTACCAGATTGGTCAGTATACTTTTGTTAGACTTATTGGGACTCTTGAGATAGGCCTGATAAGTATCCTGTAGTTTTTGGATCTGTGGATTCTCTCTCATACATGATTCGATCTCTTGTTCGTTTGTTCTTTTGAAGGATTTGTCCCCGTCTCTGTTTCTTTTTTCTCGCCCAGCATTCCATATGAGTTCAAAGACATCTCTATCTAATTGAGAATTATTTTCTGACATTATTATAATAATGACAGAAAATAATATTGGGCAGCAGCAGTTCGTTAGACTTCCAAATCCCGGAAATAGAAGAAATTTTAATCCAAACTTAAACGCTGGTCAACTAATAACTCCAGTAACGCGTCAAGAAGTAAGAAACGTTCTCAGAGCACAAACTGCTGAAATATTAGGAGCTTTAGCTGAGCCTCTTGAAGCACTGGGAATTCAATCTTTACAACAGGGTGGACAGGGGGATCAAAGATTAATTAGAGAGGTACGACAAAATCTAGGTACTGTTGCACAACAATTTAGAGCAACTACGTCAATATTTGATCTACCATTGAATCAAATACCGACAGCTATACGAGAGAGAATGATTAGAAATTTTAGAAATACTATGATTGCTGGTGCCAGAGCTCCTTTCACACTCGCAGCATATGCGGGATATCACGGTATAATAATGCCTATACCTATAGTTATACGACACGCCGGTGGTCTATTTTACACGTTTTACTGTTATTTTTTTGTTTTTATTGTAATTTTCGGAACAAGATACTACTATGTAGAATATGCTGAAAATGAAAGAGCACAACAACTTTTAAATTTCATATACAATACATTTTTCTATGTGATATATCCCACAAAAGTATTAATGAACATTATGTTAGAAGTTATAAATGTAGCAATTATACAATCCAAAAAAAATTTTCAAAGATTTTTACCAGCACTTGCGAATGGTGTAAAGGGTGGAGCGGACATGGCTGCCCGTGCGGCGTGTGATAACGCCCCCATGTGGGGAAGGTGGGCTATGAGATGTAGATAAAAAATAAAATTTATAAATAATTAAATGATAATTGTAGAAACAAAACATCTCAAGAATCACGAAGGTACCATAGTGTACACAGAGGGAAAATGTATGATCCAAAATATGATACTGGATGATACAACCCTTGAAGAGGTACTCGTACCACTGTTGGAAGGAAACAATTCTGACATGGCAATAATAATAGATGACACATTGTCAGAATTTTTCAAAACTTTTAAAATTGTTCACTTCGATGATACCCACGCACACTTTGGAGAGATTTCTTTCAGATATCAAAAAGGTGACGTTCTCACGTGGGGATCGAGACTTCCAAAACTCATAGCTCTCATGGATGTACCCAAGATACTACCATGTGGTAACTCGGAAATAAAAATTTCTGGGAATCGAATGATCATGAATGACACATTCGAAAAAAATATTTTTTATAAATTTGAAAATTTTGATGGAACCATCCATGTCAACATGGATCTTTTAAAAAAAGTTTTTGAAAAACATCCCGATGAACCATTCAAGTTATATCTAGAGGATGAGTTTCCTATTGGTATAGAGTTTTTGGGCACGGTTACGGTAAGATACTATGTCGCCCCCTTGGAAATTTAAAATCACATGGGACCACACATGTTCCTTTTGTAAACACCCATTGGACATTATCATATATCTAGAATATGATGCGAACCAAAACAAACTTTTCTGGAAAAGATACTACAACTTTACAATGTTATTGCCATCAGATGTTCACCTCAACAAAATGTACATCAAAATTGTGAACCTCAAGGCTCGTAGGGTCTGTAAATGGTGCTACGATAATAAAGTTCACAATGTTGGTTTCAGAAATATTTTAAACAGAGAAGTCACTGGAAGGTCACCGGCCCCCAGATCCAGATCACTGTCCTGTCAAGAAGTGTACAACTGGTTTGAATCTTTTGATAGGTACCTTAGGCGCCCAGATGCCGATGAGTACGTGGTTAAATCATCTTAAGATTCTTGGCCTGTTTGTGACCAAAGAATAGAGACATCAGCAAACTGACAAGACTCATAATAAGTATTCCTATGAGGAACCCCTTGTCGTTCTTGGCTGTGTCGTCGTCTTTAAGTTTGTCCTCGCACTTGTTGTAAAGATTAATACCTATCGAAGTAAGAGATATGGCAACAACCGCCGACGTGATGGCGAGGATTGTGAGTTTAAGACCCTGATCAATATTTAAAAGATAGAGAATCCCACCCATTAAAGAAAAAATCACGGGCACCAGAAACGTTACTGACAAATAACTGCTCATTTTTTATAATATATACACAGAAAAAAAATGTCACAAACACAGTTAAGAACATCTGACGCCTATAGGTAAATGGAGAGGGTACAGAAAGTCACACACGTTGAGCATATCCTCCTGAGACCAGACTCCTATGTTGGACCAACTGAAAAGTCCACTGGTAGCTACTGGCTTCTGGATGGTGATACGTTTTCTCAAAAGACTGTGTCCTATTCTTCGGCACTCCTGAAGATCTTTGATGAGATTCTGGTGAATGCCATAGACCGCAACTCCCTACACCCAGAGGAAGCCAAAAACATCTCTGTGATTGTGGATCGTGAGGCCGGCCTGATATCTGTGGAAAACTCTGGACCCTTGGGTGGAATATCTGTGGAGAAACACCCCACCGAAGGAGTCTGGAACCCCGAACTTACCTTTGGCCATCTTCTTACGAGCACCAACTATAACGATAATGAGCAGAGGGTCACGGGTGGGCGCAACGGCTACGGAGCCAAGTTGGCCAATGTGTACTCCAAACTCTTTGTTGTGACCATCAAGGACAGCGTGAACAAGGTGAAGTATCAACAAAAGTGGGAGTCCAACATGTCCAAGTGTCACCCCGCAAAGGTTACCAAGTACGCTGGCAAGGAATCATCCGTGAACATATGTTTCCAACCCGAGTGGGAGCGCTTCGGTATGACTGGGTTGGACGAGACCATCTTCAAGATTATCGAAAAGAGGGTCTGGGACGCCATGATCACCACGAGCCCTAAGTGTAAGGTGACCTTCCAGGGACAACCCGTCAAAAAGATATCCTTCGAAAACTATTCCAAGATGTACCTGGAGGCGGACACAAAGGTTGCCGTGTACTCCACCGACCGTTGGATGGTTGCCGCGGCACCTTCCGACAGTGGTTTCCAACAGGTATCTTTTGTGAATGGGATCTGTACCACCAAGGGCGGTACCCACGTGGATCACGTGTCATCTGCGTTGACTGCTGGTATCATAGAGGAGCTGGGCAAAAAGATCCAACTCAAGCCCCAATATGTAAAGTCGACAATGTTTTTGTTTGTGAGGTCCACTTTGGTGAACCCAACCTTTGGCAGTCAGGTCAAGTCCGAGTGTACCTCAAAGGCTCAGTCCTTCGGTAGCACCTTTCAGGCTCCTCAGGCGTTTGTAAAGTCTGTCCTTAGGACTGGTATCCAAGATGAGGTGACCGCCCTATCAAAGTTTAGGGAGATGAAGGAACTCAAAAAGACCGACGGGTCCAAAAAGTCCAAGATCACTGGAATACCCAAGTTGGACGACGCCAACTGGGCCGGCACGGCCAAATCTGATCAGTGTACCCTGATAGTCACGGAGGGTGACTCGGCCAAGGCTCTGGCTGTGGCGGGTCTTTCGGTGGTCGGGAGGGACAAGTACGGAGTCTTTCCAATGCGAGGCAAGTGTAAGAATGTCCGTGAGGCGTCGGTCAAACAGATCATGGCCAACCAGGAATTCTCGGATCTCAAAAAGATCTTGGGACTCCAACACGAAAAGAATTATACTTCCCTGAAGGAACTCCGCTACGGCCACCTCATGATAATGACTGACGCTGATAATGACGGGAGTCACATCAAGGGTCTTATACTCAACAACATTCAATTTTTCTGGCCCGAACTTTTGGAGTTGGGTTTTGTTGTGAGTTTGGTGACCCCCATCATCAAGGCCACCAAGGGATCTCAGGCGATGTCGTTCTACACAGATACATCCTATCGTCAGTGGTACGAGTCCGAGAATCGTTCCTCGTGGAAGATTAAGTACTACAAGGGGTTAGGTACCTCAACTTCCAAAGAGGCCCAGGAGTACTTCAAGAATCTGGCCAATTTAACGGTGGCCTTCGAGGCTGACGAGGAGGCTGAAAAGTCTCTGATTCTGGCATTCGACAAAAAGCGCGCCGATCAGCGCAAGACCTGGCTGTTGGAGAGCACGGCCAAGCCCCGCGAGGAACTGGAGGTGGCCTATGGAAGGATTACCAACCTCCCAGTGACTGACTTCATTCACAGGGACTTTGTGAATTTTAGTCTGGCCGATCTCCACCGCTCGATAGCCAACATGGCGGACGGTTTGAAGCCTTCTCAGAGGAAGGTGATGTTCACGTGCCTTCGCAAAAAAATAAAAAACGAGCTGAAGGTGGCCCAGCTGGCGGCCATGACTGCCGAGTTTACGAGCTACCATCACGGTGAGGTGTCCCTGGCAGACACCATAGTGAAGTTGGCTCAGGACTACATGGGTTCGAACAACATGAACCTGTTGGTCCCCGCTGGGCAGTTTGGCACTCGTCTCCAGGGTGGTAAGGATGCCTCTCAGACTAGGTATATATTCACTCACCTGGCACCCACCACTCAAAAAGTTTTCGATCCGAATGACGATCCAGTCTTGAACTATTTGGATGACGATGGGCGTCTCATAGAACCAGAATACTTTGTGCCCGTACTCCCAATGGTGCTCATCAACGGCACAGAGGGGATCGGAACGGGTTTCAGCACCTATGTGCCTTCCTACAACCCAGAGGCGGTCAAGGAAAACATTTTGTTGGCCCTCGAGGGTAAGAATATCAAACCCATGACTCCGTGGTTCAAAGGTTTCAAGGGCACAATCACCAAGGATGAAGATGAGGGCTCGTGGACCGCCAAGGGCATATGTCAGATGTTGGGCGGAGATCGCTACCACGTGAAGGAATTACCTCCTGGTCGGTGGACCCAGGACTTCAAGGAGCACCTGGACACCTTGGTTGACAAAGGGACGATCACGGGCTACAAAAACAATAGCACCACCGAAAGCGTTGACTTTGTGGTGGAGGGCTACAGCGGCAAAGATGTCCAAAAGGATTTCAAATTAGCAAAGGCCATCCACACGACCAACATGCACCTGTTCCATCCCAAGGAGGGGATCAAAAAGTACCCGTCCCCAGAGAGCATCCTGATAGACTTTGTGGACATTCGCATCGAGACCTACAAAAAGCGGAAGGCCCACATGGTAAAGTCAATCACGGAGGAATGTAAGCTCCTAAGCGACAAGGCTCGGTTCATTCAAATGGTGGTGGACGACCAGCTGGTGGTGTTCCGCCGCAAGCGCTCGGAGATTGAGGGAGACCTCAAGACCAAGGGTTTCGCGGAGCCTTTCGACCACCTCATGAACATCAAGACCTACCAGTACACCGAGGAGGCGATCGAGAAGATGCTCGAGGAGGAGAAGATGCTCAAGACCCATCTAGCCGAACTCAAAAAGACAACAGTAGTAGACATGTGGAAATCTGATGTAATAAAATGTTAACCAATTTCAAATGGCTGGTACAGGAGCCATATTAACACTTAGCGCCAACGGTAAACAAGATGAATACCTAACAACCTCAAACGTCGCGGATACATTTTGGGATTTCAATGCTGTGAAGCACACACATTTCACATTGTTTTATAAGTCTAGATCAAGATACAGAAACGTATCACCAGACACAAATTGGCCCTTTGGGAATACCTTGACCTTTAACATAAATCCAAAAACTGCCGGCGACGTGCTAACAAACGCCTACCTCAAACTCACACTACCCACTCTCCCAAGTGGATACGCGTACTGCGGTCAGATAGGTAACGCCCTGATAAAGGAATATTCCTTTAGAGTTGATGAAACCGTCATACAGACCATCCCAGGTGACTGGAACATCATTCACGATGAGCTGTACGCAGAAATATCAGAAACCTACGCAAAAAGGTTTCTGTTGAACGGCGGCGAAAGTATCGGTTTGCTCCCACCTTCTAACGCCGATCTACCCGTATACGTTCCACTTAATTTCTTTTTCAGTAGAACAAAAAACATCCTTCCGGGAAGCTGGATGAACAACATTTCGACTGGGAGCGAGACAAACTCCGCCGATACCTACCACGCCTTTTTTCTCACGTGTGCGTGTACAAATCAGCAGATCTACGTGGATGTCACATTCAATCCAGTCACGTTTTTTTCAAACACGGTCACCACTCTGTCGGTCGAGAAGGTTCAGTTGGTGACAGAGGAGGCTACACTTTCACCAGAGGAGGTTGTCTTTTATAGATCCCAGAGACAAACAAATATTCACAACACAGTTAGTAAACAACCAAAACTAAGAGTGGATAAAGGACAGGGGGTTGTGAATTCTACTAGTCCACCCCCGCCTGGTTGTCACGATAAATATAAAGATCAGTTGGTCACCAACATACCAGTGAAGGCCTTCCACTGGTTTTTGAGGGATCAGAGGTACGAAGATCCAGAAGATCCGACACACTTTTTGAACAGGTACAATTTCTCAAACAGCCCCACGTCAACTGTAACTAATGAATATCTTTATCAGATACTAAGTGATGCCAGGGTCTACATAAACGGTCAATCACAAGCTGGATTTTTGGGTAAAAATGATCCACCGTTCGTGGGGGCGACTGGAGCCAACTATTACAGATACGTGATACCCTCAACCCATGGGTTCACGACACCCTATAGAAACATATACACCTACTCATTTTCTCTAAACCCCAGAGAACCCTCACCATCGGGTGCTTTGGACTTTAGTATCATGGAATCGAGTAAAACATACGTGAATGGACACATACAGGAGGTGGCAACCTCGAATACGTACAACGTGAACACTCTTTATATTGGGTACATATTTTTACAATATGAAAATGATTTTTGTAGTTTACTTTTTGCGTAAGAGGGTATCCTTATTTTCTATGAAATAATTTATGATGTTGTTTTTTATACACCACATGATAAAGTTCAACTGAGCAACCGTGGTCTTTATCGTGATGTCTGTGTTGGGTATGGTGAAATCAAACTTTTCAGTTCTACAAAAGGGGTCGAAAAGTTTTTTACTGTACCCGTCCAAACTAGACTTGTAGGCACAGTGAACGGTAAACTTTTTGCCATTTGATATAGTGTAACTTAAATTGGTGTTTTTAGAATAATTGGTTATAAACCATTCAAGATTTCTGAGAGAAACACCACTCTTCTTGTGTATTATATCACGAAGATGCTCGGCGTGCTTTTCGTTGGAATAAAAATTTTTTATGGATCCAAGAAGTATCTCGGAACGACTATCCATTAAATTATATATGTTACACATCTATAAGTAACTTTTGAGTGTTGGATGAATTTCTTTCACACGCGGGACAACCCTTCAAAAACATTGGCCTCCCCACTGGGTGAGTGTGGGCTACGGTCTGAGTCGGAGATGTAGGGATCTGTGGCTGCTGCTGCCTCTTCTGGTTGAGGTGCCATCCACAGTACCCGTCGTGTAAACCGCGCCTCTTACACCGAGAGCCACCCTTTACGACCCCCTTACAGGTGGTATCCTTCAGATCCCTCAGAACAACAACATCCTCCAACAAAAGTTTCAAAGGTATTCCGTGTCTCTTTGACACTCGTTCGATGTACTTTGAAAGTTTTGCGTTGACTTGATTGTTGATTTCTTCTTCAATAGCTTTGAGTATAGTTTCAGTCATTCTTATTATTAGTAGCACTCTTTTGTTTATGCTTGTCAAAGAGATCGGCGATAGATCCATCCTTCTTGGTTCGGGTTTTCTTCTTGGGTAGGAGCTCCCCGAAGATCTCCTCCTTGGGGTTTTCCACCAGCGGTTCCAAGAGGTCACAGATCGGTGTCATGAACTTGTTTGTGAAGTAGTAATCGTAGTCCAAAGGTAAATTGTGCCTCTGGACCCACGCTGGATCCTCCGCCCTGTCCCCTTGGGTCGCATTCTTCACGTTGGATTTGACCAACACGTAGGGCACCCGATCACCGGGTTTGGGTTCCGAACCGGGCTCACGTTCGCGCATCTTGTCCCTGACCCTCACGTGGGCCAGGTTTTCATTCTTGTAGGACTCGGCCAAACTTTGGGAGAGTACCAACTTTTCCAAGGGAACCTCACCACCCAATAGTTCCCGGGCCCGCCTCTGGGCCAATTCCTTGGCCGGCTCGGGGTTGTCACTCTCCAACAGAATGTCCAGAACCTCCTTGGAAACCTCCCTCACGTGGCGGGTGTTATCCCTCCGAACCAACTGGAGACCCTTCACGTCCACGTAGTCCATCTTCATCTTGCCGTCCTTTCCCTGGGTCCACATCTTGGCCGCGTATCTTTTCTTGGAATACAGGATGTAGGGCCAGTAGACCTTTTCAAGCTCCAAATTTTTGGGCTTTTTGAACATTTTGTTACATATCTCAGCCGCCTGCTCACCCAACTTCCAACTGTAATCCAGAGCCTCCTGGCCAACCCGACCCTCCATCGGAAACTCAACCATAACTGAATCGGTGTTGTGGACAACCAACTCACCTGGACCCACGTGGAAATGATGAGACTCTGTTGTGAGATCATAAACATAATCATCAGTTTCTCCAAGATACTCAATCTTTTTGATAGCCACTGGATCTTTCCTGTGATTGGCCTTAGTCCAGGTTTGTCTGAAAACATTTAACTTGTCAGAACGCGTGTTCAGAGACACATTGTAACCCAGACGCCTACCAATAAGATACAGACCCATGGTACCCTCCTTTCCTTTGTTGTCCATCCTAGTGTACCCGTGATTGTCCTTGTCCCCGTCGGCCATGTAGTATCCCTCCCAAAATGAATGGATCACGTCATCACTTCCTCTGAGAATACAAGATGGAACTATCTTTTCCTTGTGTTTGTTGTAAAATAGCTCTCGGTACTTCAAAGAGATAGATTTTACGTCACCAGTGGCATTCAGTTTGTAAACACCGCTACTTTCCAGTGTATCATAGATCTTGGTGTTGAAGGGACAGAGACCCTGCATCTCGTAGAGATAATCAAGGTTTGAGTTATTGAGAGCCCAGGTGTACTTTCCATCGTAGTGGCCACAGGATCCGTCACCATAGAAGAAGCCCATAACCTTGGCCTCATCAACTGACACCTGATCACACACCTGATTCACAAAGGCGTCTACAGAATTTCCGTGGAGAAGTTTTGTGTCCAAAGTTACTTGATTAGGAGAAACCTTGGTTCCATCCTGGAGTAACAAACTGTGGTCTTCGGTGACATCAACCACCCCAGTGTGAGTGAGCACCCTATAAATCTTTTTAGTTGTTTTGTGTCTGATTATCTGATTTATGGGAGTGAACCCGTTCTCAGTCCACACCTCTGCATCCACTTTGGCAAACTCCTTGTTATCCGTACGATACTGATACTGATCAACCAATGAATCAATCCGAACGGTTCTGACCACTCCGCCGATCCTCACTAACAAAGGAGTGTCTGGAGTCACAGAGTCCCCGTACCTCACTATGGCACCTGGAAACTCAGCCTCCACCTTTTCCTTGGTCTGTTCAATCATGTGCCTGCCCTCGTAGGTTACGGTGGCCGCTATGGGCACACAGGGGAGCATACCCTTTCCAGCTCCCGTGAAACCGTACACCGAGTTACCCGAGATCTTGTAGGCCAATTGTTTGCCGTTGTAGACCGCCTTCATCTGACCGGACGCCGCGGCCATGTCCTTCTTGGCCTGTTTGCGAGCCATCTTCAGTTCCAAAAGAATCTCGGGGATCAGACTGGGGACATCCTGAACAAACTTGTAGGTTTTTCCATCAATCTCGAAACTCTCATAGTTGATCCCTGGTAAATTGTCATACTTGGGGTCCAGAACCAGCGTGGAATAACAAAGATTGTGAGCCATCATGATCGAGGGATACAGACCCTCAAAATCCAGAGCCGTGATTGGGGTGTAGTAGGCTCCCTTTTGAGCATCCAGCACAGTCGCACCCTCGTACTGTTCGTGGGCAATCTTCCCGTACTGGATTGTCGGAACCATGAACCCCTTTTCCCTGGCTTTGCGACAGATCTGACTGAACACCTTAATCTGCTGACCCCGCTCAACCAAATAGTTGATAGGCACCCAGGTAATCTTGGCCATCTCCAAAAGATTCAAAAGATTGCACAGCTTGTCAACCAACCGATGAGGAAGTTCGGTATCCTTGATACAATACTCTGCAACCTCCATGAGTTCATGGGGATCCTCAGCCACGAAGCGCTTAAACATTTCTTTGGGAGACATATCAATCTTACGGTCACCCAAGAAGTGGTTGGACACAAAGTCCAACTTGTAGGATTCCAATTTGTGTTCGCGCTTCACCTCGTGGAACAGGTCAAAGATAAACCTACCAGGCATAGGCAAGAGCTTCAGAAGGTTATCTCCCAGTGCAATGGAGGACAACTTCTTGATGGTGAGTTCGGAAAGTTGTTCCTTGATCCTTCCAAGTTGGGCAAACTCTTCCAGACAACCGTTCACATCCGCACGTTTGTAAAGATATTCCAAATCAAACCCGAAGATGTTCCAACCGGTGAGGATATCGAAGTCCGCCGCGACTATGTACTCCCTCACGGCCAAGAGTAAGTCCCTCTCTGTGGGGTAGCACATGACCGTTCCGTTTGGCGGTTGAGCAGTCTCCTTGTAACAGAAACAGACCCTCTCGTGAATGTCCGCAGCACCCAACTTCTTCAGGGTAAAAGCCACTTGAAACACAGCGTCACCGGGAACACTTGGGTCTGGAAACTTTCCAGTCGAACTATAGGACTCAATATCAAAGGAGGCCACTACAAATGGTGCCACGTCATCCTTCTGAACAGGCTTAAGATTTTTCCAATCATTACAAAACAGATCCACCTTGCAGTGGGTCAGATTGGAACGGGAGCACTCGTTTCCGGTGTCCAACCAACCAGTGGACTGAATACCTGAACGGTGCATAAACCTCAGAACAGGATCCAAGTTGGACTCGAAAACCTTCACAGGTGGGGTTTGGTACCTCAGTTT